GCGGTCTTTTAGAACAAGAGCCATTACTTCAACTCGATTGAAAGATTCCCAGCGTTAATACGAAAGATATCCCCCGTAGCAATGGTCTTGCTTGCATCTAGCGCACCAACAAACAGGATGTTACCGCTTGAAGCCGCGTCTGCAAGAAATGCGTGAGTTACAGTATTAGTGGTTCCAGTTGATGCTGCAAACTCAATGTTACCTGCATTGGTCACTACCTGTTGATCCGTGCTTGCAGACACTAAATTCCAGTTAGCTGCGGTTACTTGCTTTCTTTGATACGAACCAAAGGTTGCTTCTGTTAATGAACCAGCCTCTGCGTCAGAAACTGCTGTTGCCAAGCCAACATATATACTGTCGCCTGGTGTTGTGAATGAAGCCGCATTATTCTTGAAAATAAAACTAAGTATTTTATTCTCAAGATATGTGGTTGCTGCGTTACTTGTTGCCATTTGTTACTCCTAAGTCCTTGGCCTATTAGGTAAGCCCCTACGATTCGCATCTGAGTTTTCTCTGGCTTCTGCCAAATCCTTCAAACGCTGAATCTCCTGCGCGAACCTTTGTTCGTACAGTTGCATCATATCCTGCTCACCTTTCATGTAAGTATACGCTTCCACAAGTGAGCCGTAAAGAAGAGCGTTAGGGGCATTGTCGCTCAACCACGATGTTGCAGAATCTGCGCCAGCAGTGATACTGGCAGGTCTATAGTAATAGTGAAGCTCTACTGTGTAGTTGCTGTCTGGGGTGGGACTGACAACAAAATTATCTACGTCATAAATGCTGTAGTATTTTGGTCTAGCATTCGCGCCTGTGTCTATAGAATACTGCTGGACAAAATTCACATCTTTAAAGTCTAGAAATACTTTGTTTGACGCCGTTGTTATTTGCAAAGAAAACGGTGCAAGATAGTCTGATGGCACAGACAAAAAAGGGTCAGCATTTGTTAAAGCAGACGTAGCGTTTTTACGAAACAACTCAAGGTCAACAAGTGTGAAGATACGATCTTCTGCACCACGAATAAACACGGGCAGGTTCGTAACGAAAGATGTCTCAGTGTTTTCTGCGAAGTCTTGAATAGCTTGTTTGAGTTGTGCGTATGTAAATGACATGTTACCTGCTCACTATACTATTGTTATGTTTCCAACCATGCTGCTGTGAACAGTACACTGGTACACCAACGAAGTGTCACTAGGCTCATGTGGCACAATGAACTGAGTTAGCCCAGTGGTGCTATTATAGTTATCCGTAACTCCTGTTGTAAAAGCAGAACCTCCGTTCGAAGTTCGTATCTGCAAAGGATGACTGCTGGCATAAGAAGTATTGTCAATTAAGTAAGTATGACCTTTGTAAAAGGTAAAGTTAGGATTGTTACCAGCAGTAGCACCTGGACCAGAAAAGGTGTAAGCAGAACCTGTGGCTGCGGTTGTTGTGTATGTGGTTGTTGGGCCGCTAACTTCATCATTTAGTCGTATCCAATTGCCGCCGTGGGCAAAATACAGACCACCCGTTGCGTGGACATGAGCAACCGCGCCATGATAGGTTGATGCACTTGGTAAATCAGTTAAAGCTGCATAGTAAAAAACAATTTTGTTGGCACCAGCACTTACATCAATCAAGCCAGCGGCATTAATAATGTCTGTTAATGTGGTGCCATCACCCAACGCATTGTAGATTTCGGTGAAGTTATCGTTAATCTTATCCGCTCCGGCACGAAGGGTATCACCAGTGCCATCATTTGCGGCAGAGCCAATTCCTACTGTTTGTTTTGCCATTTAGCCCTCGTCAAAAGTCTTAGTTGCCGAATCGAGTGTAACATTTGTTGCATCAAAGGTCGATGTTGTTGATGCTGTTGCTGTCCCCAACCCAGAGGTCGCATTGTCACCGCCGCCTCGTGCGTTACCGACTGTTGCTGTTTCACCTCCGGTGATGGTGATTGTGTACGAATTAGCATCGACAACCGTGATTGTATACCCTGTAGCTTTTTCAAGACTAGTTTCTGAAAATCCATCAAACGCCTCCACTTTACGAAAAGCAACAGCATCTGATGTGCTGCGACCATGAGAAGGTTCAAACACCGTAATTATCGGAGAACCCGGAGAACCTGATTGAAACGGGTTTTTTATTAAAAGCCTTTGAACAGCCACCTCTGTGCTTGTGTCTGGTCTGGGTTCAAAAAGTGCTTGTGGGTCTGAACCAGGAGATATCGGTTCTAACTGTGGATGCTTTGGCTCATACTCATCTGGACCTACTTTAAGACCGTTCCATTCCGTTACCATGTCAGCAAGACGATAACGAAAACCAGAACGGTCTGATATACCGTAAGCATATTTTCCAGATGCGTATCTAGCCATTAGTTTACCCGAAGATAAGAAATACTAGGCTGTAACTTCAACGGTACTCTATCTTCGTCCTCATCCGCTGCGCGTTGGAACTCTTCTTCATAGACAGACTTTAAAAGTTGCACTCGCTCTGGTGCTCTTTTAATTGACAGGTAATACGCCAAGCCTGCGACCATGCAGGGCAAGAACCGGAACGGTGCGTCAGTCGTGTTGGCTAATGTATCTACGTCTTCAATCCGTTTTACATAGTAATACACAAGCGTATCAGTTGAGTTTTCTGGGGTGGCCCACAAAGTAATTTGCGGGGCACTCTGTCTATTATAATAAAACTGACTAGGTTTACCCTGAGTTGTTTTGTTGGGTATGCCTAAATACTCACCACGAGACATCCGTGTAAGTTCTTGGTCTACTCCGCTACGACGTAAAGACACTTCAAGAATATCTGTGTGATTAGCATCAAGCGTGTAAGTAGCGGTGCCCTGTGTCAAAGCCTGCGTCGCCTGTTTTACCGTCCACAGGTTAAGACCACGATTGGCCCAGTCAGCAAACATCAGGTTCATAGAACGACGTGCTGTTTTAGCATCATACCCGGTGCGGACCTCAAGTCCACACCGCTCATATGCTTCTTCGATTATCTCAGCTACGTCGAGGTCGAAGTCTGTTGAGCCTGAAGTTGCCATTTACTTCTTAGCCGATCCGCCGCGCTTCATTTTTAGAGGTTTCTTAGCAGCACCACCACGCATCATTCTCATGGGCTTTTTAGCCGCACCGCCCCGCATCATTCTCATGGGCTTCTTTTTTCCACGCATCATTCCTGGCATCGTATAATCTCCTTGCCGAACGCTCGGCTATTAGGTTGTCAAAGTCATCATCATCATAGTTGTCATAATAACCTTTTTTTAGCAGCTTTGCACTTGCATCATCAAGTTTTGACAACCGTTGTATAAACACCATAGTTATGTCGTGTTGAAACGACAACAGCCAGATGTTCATCCCTTTTTGCGCGAACCATCTGTTTAGTGTCATGCATGAGACTTCAAGGTCCTCATATTCACAAAACGGTTCTTGCTGTGCCACAATGACAACCTCATGGTCGTCATTAAAATTATCAACCTCTTCGTTTACAACGTCCCAGAAGTCATCTTCTGTTTCGATTACCTTTACTTGGTTCTCGAACCAAGCCTTTTTTGCGTATGGACAGGGCCAGATATTGTTTAAATCTGGGTCAGGAACACTAAGCTCCTCAACAATCCACTGTTCAAGCTCCTCTTTTACGTCCATTTTTCTTTGGCATTTTCATTGCGCCAGCTTCTAATTTGCGCGGTGCACACATAAACTTACCGTGTTTAAAGCCGGGAACTCCGCGACCTTTTAAAATATCTTTCTTTGTGACCTTGCCATCACCTGTTAAATCAGGAAATTCTTTTGCCATCACTTCTTCTTCCTTCTTAGTGACTTAACGCGACGTGGCTTACCAGCAGGCTGACCTAATCGCTTCTTCTGTGATATCCTACTACGTTTTTCTGTAGCCGTCATCTCTTTGGATGTTTTGGGTGTCTTGCTAGAAACCCTCTTAGAGGGGCGACAATATGGAGTACCCCGTTTTTCACCTTTGCGTCTGCCACACGCTTTCCCCGTGCGAACGTCCTTCCAGTCTTCTTTGAACCACCGTTTGAGAGCAAGACCAGCTTTTGTTTTTCTAACAGCCATATTCTTCCCATCAGCCTCTAATACTTACAATGATAAATATTCCTAACCCAACTAACATAGCAATTATAACTGACACTAATGTCCATTCCATAACTGCTTCTATCAAACGCTCCCGTTTTCTTTTCTTTGCCTGTCGTTCTTTTCGTAATTCACCTTGTACCTTTAGCACATCTCTCCAAGCATTGAACCCATAATTGGCAACCAAGAAGTTACGAAGCTCTGCTTCCATCTTTTCTGCCTTCTTTTTTGCAGCGTAAGTGTGTAAAGCTTCTTCTTCTACACTACCAAACCGCCTACCCTTTGCCTTCTCATGCCCCTCTTTAATTTCGCCTATGGCACCCATAAGCTTACCAATGTCTTTTGACATTGATGTCACTTCTTTGCCGAGGGCGAATCCTTTTTTAATCGCCTGATATGAAGTTGTGGCGGTGGCGATTAATGTAACAGGATCCATCTACGACTGCGTTACCGCCCCCTTTGTTCTTTTACGTCTACGATTCATTACAGCACCACATCCACGCGCCACTGCTGTCCCTCTGACGGCTTTTCCTCTGAAGGCGCGTTTGGGCTTTTGGTCGAGTATGCCACCATCGGCTTTCTTTGCTGAGTTGCCCCAATTGGAAGCACCGACTTTTCTGCACTTGGCGATGGCCCCGCTTGCGTACGCCGACGGGAAGACCTTATATCTTGCCTTAACCTTGTGATAGCATGCATCTTTTTTACTCATTTCTTTTTCTTTCTACCTGCACAGTGTGCTCTTTCGCTAAACCCACGCGGACGCTTGCAATTTATTTTTGCCTTGCGTTTCTTACTCCACTTTCGTTTCTGCGGTGGTTTGGATATTTGGCTTGCGAGTGACCCACGCGATATCGCCATTGACCCTCTCCTGTAAATAATAGTCCCAAAGTTCAGCCAACATCTTATGGTTCTGATCTACCTTAACCGCTATAACAGCAGTCTCGGTCTTCAAATCAACCACAGAAAAGGCTATCCAGCCTATAAACCCTAGCGTTGCACCGCCGATAAGACTATTCACGTTTAACACTTCCATCTCCGCCGTGCAGCGCAAATACGCTTCTTCGGTGTTTTCTTACAGTTGACGTTATGCATTTTCATTTGGCCCTTGGACCGCGCACAGTAAGAGGTGCGCCGCTTGCCGCCGCCTGGTTGTGGTGCTTTTAGTTTGGAACCTGTGGCTCTGTTGTACTTAGCACGACCTTTTGCTGTAAGACCCGCACCTTTGGAAGCAGGGAGCTTTTCTCCCCGCTTTACCGAAAGGCTTACTGACTTTTTCTTTCGTTTTGCTGCCATTGCAACTACCCAAAGAAAGCAGTTATCGCGTCTACGTTTGTCAGTGTAACATGACACCCGTCATCAAATATTATTCCGTGATCGGGAATAGTGATCTGAGTGTCGTCACCTGCCACAAATGTCATGGTCAGAAGTGTTGTGCCACCAGATCCACCTGTTTTAAAAACTGCCGCAGGAGACCCACTACCAGCAGAACGAACCACAAAAGCTTTTAAGC